GGAATTGTAATTCTCATATCAACAGAACCAATGTCTCTGTTTAATCCCATGTCTCGTTCTCTGTAGCGGACACGAGTAATTTCTAGGCATGTCTGTATCACATCATCTGGAAATGTCTGCCGTGTTACAGAAGCTGCTGTAGAGTGTGTAGCCGCGGTGGTGCCATGAATGCCTCGTTTTACTGTCACAGTATTCGATGCAATTGATTCAACATACATCAGCTCTGAGTTAATTTTTATTACCATGCCTTCACTAATATTAGCTGCGGATGTCATATCGATAGCGACTTCTGTTGCATCAAGTGCCTCAGCTGTAGTTGTTATTTCAGCTGATGATATGTCTTGCCATCCCCATGTACCATCAACGACTAATGTTTTTTGACCACCGTTTAGAGCTTTTGTAGACTCTGTGCTCTTCTTAAAACCAAGAAATGGACTAGAATCATACGGAATCTTTAAATAGTCGTTTGTTAAGCCTTCTGACCACGTCTCTGAGCTTGTACGTGCTGTATCTGCATAACTTGTGACCGTAGATAATGATATAGCCCAATATGGGAATATAATCTCTTGTTTTCGTGCTGCTGTTGTTTCAAATGGTGCAACGTTTGGATACAATAGTCGTTCATCATTAATTAGACTGCCTGAGCCGATGTCAAACTCAAGGGCTGCCGTCGTCGGGCCCCACGTATTATATTGGCAGTATGCTTCCATTAATTTACTGACTGCATGTAACATGCGTCGTAATACAGATGCATCGGATGTCCATCCAGCACTATAGCCAGTTCCGGCTAAATAATCCCGGAACTCAGCTACAGTTGCATAGGTGTAATATGACTGGTTTTCTCGAACCACTGTGTACTCCTATTTATTTTCTTTTGCTGCAGATGCATCTTTTTTCGCAGTAGTTTTCACTTCTTTAAATGCATATGCATATTCCTTTAATATTGCTGCGGAGACCTCATACTCAATACCAGTGGTATACGTCTCCCCACCTTCTATTCCAATTGGTTCTATACAAATTGCCTTTGGCATAATTATTTCCTTTCTATGTCGGGACTATAGGCGCAAAAGTTATAGTCCCGACTAATTTTATGTGTAATAACAATAAATATACGCCTATTACACATGCTCCTTACGCAGCTCGTAGAATCTTGAAGCCATCTCTTACGAATTGACCATCAGACCGAACGTTTGCGAAGAAACCTATCTGTCCATTACCTTGGTACAGGGAGTCGTTTCTGGATATGCTAAATCCCGCGCGATTGAAAATATAATATTGCTTCATATTTCCAGCAACACCAACTTTCTCGGTACTCGTAATAGTTGAACCAAGTCCTGAACCAGTTTGGTCATTCGCGACTACTCGTCGACCCATCAAAAATTCATCGGGTGCATCTGTTAAATTCTCGATGGCATGCACGCCAGCAGCCGTTGAACCAATACTTGCAATTAATGCAAGAATAGCAGAAGGGAATATCCATCTAAAATCATCAGCTTCGCGGTATTGTCCAGGCACATCGTAAAATCCACCTGTTATATCTGCTGCCACGATTGAAGTCGCATTTGCCATTGTGTAAAACTCTGTTGCGTTTCCTGCATAATCCGTACCACCAACTATGCCATTATACGCATTGGTTCCATTTCCGCCAGTGATCATTTTATCTTGCAGACGGCCCCACGCTTGGGCGAATATCTCGGACAAGACACCGGGTAGGTTTGGTACAGAGTTGTCTAACAATTCGTCAGATACTCGAGTTAAACCAGAGTACTTGTCGATTGAGAATGCAATTTGTCCAATAGTTGGAGTCTGCTCTACACCTGTGTACGCACCCTCTTCCGCAAGGTTCGCCATAACGACGCTTGCAGTAGTTGGAAGGTAACCATCCTTGGAATTGACATTGAAGACGCTACATGCAGGTTGTATGTTACCGCCAAGAGTACCACGAATCAGAACATTCTGATCAATGAATTCTTCCGGTACGAAGTAGCCTCCCTCGCTGTCGGTTCCTTGCTCCATGGCCTTCCTCTCGTCAGCTGATGCATTTCTAAAGAATGCATCTTGTGACTTTGCTGTGAACCACTTAGAAAATGTTGCAGTTTGAAATGCTGCTTCATCTTTGAGGTTTTGTCCCATTTTTTCTTGTATCCAACTTACCTGGCTCATTGCAGGCAAACTTTTATTCCAGCCAGCTGGCTTGTAGTCTGCGTCAACGTGACCGCGGTAGTTACCATCAGATCGTTTCTCGTTGAGTGCGTCTTCTGCGACATCTGTTGATGCAACAGGAACACGGTTACGAGGTGTGCGCTCTGCGGTTTGTGCTTTAACGAGGCGCTCTTCCAGTCCCGCCTCTTTCTCTGCCAAAGTCTGTAGATGTTCTACTTCTTCGATATACTTTTCAGCAGTATCGACATTGCCTTTTTCGAGTTCTTCTTTTGCAAGCTCTCGAAGGGCATCTGCTTTGGCAAACTTATCTTGAGTTTCCATTATGAAAAATCCTTTCGAATATTTTTAATTAATTTTTCTCTTACTTCTGTCACTGCAATTCGTTTCTGCAATGCTTCTGTAAGGTCAGCAGATCGTTTCTGATCTGCCTCTATATCGGCAACTTCCTCAGGGCGCTTTGCAACGTCAAGGTTGTCGTCAATTTTCTCATCGGTTATAGCGTCGTCATACTGTTGATAACGTCGCCGTCTGCGTTCTTCTTCTTCATCTCGTCGTGCCAATGCTTCATCTGCGGATTTGAGTGGAGGAGGCTCAATGCCAGCACTATTGAGATGTTTTGCTAAATGATTGTATACGCCTTTTCTGTCTGCATCTGGAATGTTTGTACCGCCTCTAGCTCCGTTTAACGCAGCAATGCCACTGACACAGGCGCGAATATTTGCATCTCCTACCTTACCGTCCCACATATGATGTGGAAACTTGTATGATCCCTTTGCATCTGGGTCTGCGTCTGCGTCTACGTACGCGAACATTGCGCGCATTTTTGCTGGCGCAAGGTCATCTGGCATCGATGCAACTGTTTTTGGCCCATTCCATGCCACGTCAGTTGTCGGTGTTGCTTTATATGGTATTGCCCGTTTCTCATCCAAATCTAATTCTAATTGTTTCGCTGATAATGTCCCTGTGTTTGGTGAGGCACCTTTGACAACAGAGCTGACTTCAATCCAATCAACTTCCATAATCTTACGTATGGTCTTTGCACCTTCTCGTATAAATTCCATTGCCTTGTCTGGGATATTAAATCCAACGGAGTATTCTTTAATGTATTGGCCTTTGATGTTAGAGAATGCATCACGTCCAGCTTGTGTATCTAAATTAAATTTCATGAGATTCCACAATTTGGATGTCCCATCGTCCATCTCGACGACTCGTGCATCTAATACCTTGCCAATCACTTGGCTTGGGTCATGTGAGTGTAATACGGATATCGGTAAATTGTTTTCAATAGAGTTATTAAACGCAGTAGGCTCGATTACGTCACCGTCTGCATCCTCTACCCCCATCGTATTGACGTAGGCAGAGACAATGCCTTGGTCCATGTCCTCAACTTTTAACTCTGATATTTCAGAAGTTTTACGTATTATATCTGTCATAATGATTGCTCCCTTACTGTCACAATGTCTTCACTATATGTTTCGGCTGCCTCCCAAGCATTGCAGACATAATTGTCTGCTACCAAATCTTCCCACTTATCACAATACCCTCCCGCAACTTCTGTAAGAGCGACGTAAAATCCACAATTACTACACTGCCTATCATCCGTTGCCAATCTGTAATTATCTGGTAATGCTTTTGTGTTCTGTGTTTTTTCTGATTCACGTTCTATAATTGCACGTTGTTTTGCTGCCCATGTTTGTCCTGCATCACCGCCCCATAATGCCCACGCAATGCGTCCAGCAGATGGATACCCTTTTTCACCTGGTCTAAAGCCTTCTGCTTCTTTATCGACTTCATGCCTAGAAAAATAGCTATGCATGCGTGTCACAGTTTCAGCACTCAATTTTTCACGTTTTACAAGTTGATTTGCTCGTGTAACACCAACTTGTGTGCCACCTCTACCAAATTCTTCGCGCCATTGCAATCCTTTTGCTGCTTCAGCTGCCATTGTTTTCGTTGGTATAAAGTCTGGTAATGATTTGGCGGCGCTTACTGGAATATCGACATAATTCGACATCTGAGCCTTGGTTATTTGCGGGGGATCAGTAAGCGCTTCTGGTATGTAGTTGGAGGGCATGGGTGTCCATGTCAGTTTACCATTAGGGTGATCCATAATGAATCGAGCATCGTTCAGTCTATATATCTGTAAATTGCGTTCTTCACATGTTCGTCCATAAGGGTCACCCGGAGGTACGTACGTATCATTAGGAGAGCTTGGATCATACGCTTGTACGAACTTCACGCCAGCCTGTTGATAGTATGCCATAGTAGTGGCGTTCTGCGCACGCATCATTTCTGTAATAGCGATGCGCTGTGAACGATTTCGATATGCTTCAGTGACAATGCTTGATATGCCTGGAAAGTTATCATCAGGAACGCCTTGCGCAAGTTGTCGAACTGTATAGTTTCTGCTTGTGCCTACATCAATGGCTTTAGTTACTGCCTTCAGTGTTGTGCCATGTATTTCTTCTGCTGCTTGTCCTGAGAGATTATAGATGTTTGCTATAGCTTGTGGGTAATCTTCTACATTGAAATCACCAGATAATCCTGATTGGCGGATAATCTCCCATGTTGATTTGACAATGCCCCTGTATGCTTGTTGTATCATTTCTTTTAGGTCATTTTCTACGCCTTCTGGTAGTATGGTTCCTGCGCTAAATGGATACACCTTGGTATTTTCTGCGGATTGTTGGAGTTGTTCGTCCATATATTTGCCAAGCACACCATTTACTTTTTCTTTAAGTCGTTTATAAAAATTAATGATGTGCGGCTCAAATAATTGTGCATGACGTTCTCTATCGGTTACTAATTGATTGTTAAGACGCGATGCTCGAACATTATCAATTTTGACATCTTTTTGCTCTCCTTGTAACAACATTTTTGCTGTTTCTTCGACCACACCGCCGACTTCAAGTACATTCAACGGCATTCGGCGTACCCCGCCATCTTCCACTGGATCGAGACCTAAAACTGCTCGAGCTTCGTTCAAGGTCACAAGGCCAGCGCCATATTGGTCAACGGCTCGCTTGGTAATATCATCTTTGTCATCTATCAATGAGCGAACGTTACTAAAATCAACACCGATGAATTCACCTGGGAATTCACCTTCCATGTGCAGATTCAAAAATCGAACAATTCTGTTAACTAACGGAATCATTTTTTCTGAATAAAATGTTTTGCGTGCTTCTTTGTAGTTTGCGTAGGTGGCTCTGTCCAGTCCAATGACTGCACCGACCAAAATACTTGGTACACCAAATGCCATACAAATGCGAGTCTCCACAGTATCACGAAGGTCGCCTAATGCCAGATCAGTAATAGGTGTGGCGAGTGCTTCATATGATGCATCTTCATCTAAAATAGCCAAATTGTGAAAATTGCCTGGTGATGAGAACTGTGAACGCCATGTGCGCCTGATCGTGTTTGCTTCTTCTTGTGTGTTGATGCGCCGTTTGATCTTTAACATACCAGACGGCACACCAGCATTCTGGAAAAACGCTTTTGCATATTGAATGATGCTCAAGTCTAAATTAATGACTGGAGCAAGCACTTGGAGAGGAGACAGTCCGTAGACATCATTCGTTGGGTTGACAAGTTTCATATGTGCAACATCGACGGGTGGTATAGAATACGTATACCCTTCGATGTTATATTCATATGACTCAACGCCTTCTTTGATGTCAGACTTAATCGTCATGCGGTCTGGTCTGAGCAAATATATTGCCACGACTTTGCCGCTTTGTGAGCGTTCTTTATATACATACGCGTTGCCAGTTACATGGAGGTGTATAACCATTTGATCCAAGAATGCATAAAAATCTTGGTTTGGGTTTGGTTTGCGCAATAGATCGACATAGCGACCACCTGTGACTTCGTATCGTTCATTGTCGCGATTATATGCTTCAATAAAATATCGTGGTTCAGATGCAGCAAGTGAGAGCTCTCGTATACAGGCGTAGACAAGTTGATCTTTCTCATACCCCTGCTTGGCGAATGCATAATAATTTGCGTCAGGCTCTTCATAGGCGTTATTACCAAACCCTAACGGGATGGTACTATTCGCCTCGTATTGTTTTTCTTCATTGGTTTTACTAAATAAATTATTCCACCAAGAAACCATAGATCATCCTAATTACATAAAAAGAACTATACGCAAACGAGTCCCATTTTGTTTTATGTATCATAGAACGTTTTAAATGTCAATAGGTTTATGCACTTTATCAATTAATTCGTTGTAATTTATTCATGACTGCTGTGACAACTGGCACCGTCACTGCATTGCCTAATGTTTTATATCTTTGCGTATCTGATAACCCTGCTGTCCACCCATCTGGGAAGCCTTGCAATCGTTCACATTCAGTCGGTGTCAGTCTTCTGATTCTCATACCATTACCTTCATCTACATATCGTGGTTCTTTGTAATCACGACTCTTAAGAGTAGGACTATAATCTTTATACTCCCGTATGCCTTTATTTCTATATGAAGCATCCAAGATTCTGGGCTTATCCACTTTATACAACCCTGTTTTCGCACCTAATCCTCCGCCTAATGCTCTTAATGATGGAGTAATGCCATCGATGTCATATATTCTATTTGCTTGTGATTCTGCTTTGTTTAATTGTCGCA